CTTTAGCTTTCTTAAGCCTTCTCTTAATCTTCATCTCGTTATCGAAATGGTTGCATACGTAGGCTAATAATAAGCCCGAAATAAATAAAATCATATTGTTTTGTTTTAAAGTTTCTACAAATATAACACTTATTATTAATATACGTTATATGTTAGATGAAAAAATAGCACTTTTTTACGAGTGCTAGATTTTCAGAGGTATTTATAATCCCATTAAGGCTCTCATTTCTTCGTCTGTAAGTGTAATTCCTAACTCTTGAACTTTCTTTAAGGCATCTGCTCTTGTGTTTAAAGATTGTGCTTCTGATAAAATATCATTTTGAAGTACTGGTATATGGTCGAAGTGTGCTTTTAGTCTTAATCCTTCTTTGTCTAAACCTAATTGTTCAGTAAGGTTATCGTATATCTTATCAGATTCAGGTATAATAGTATTAGTATATGCTAATCTTTCTCCGTAGTTTACGTTGGAGTAAGTAGAGCCACTTTCGTTAGAGAAGATATAGTAGTTTAACCCATAAGCATCTATAATAGCTAGTTTATCTGCCTTTAATTCGTCAAACAACATTAAATCTTTAGTAGGAAAAGACATTGGAGTCCATTTAACATCATTTTCAGCGATTATAAGCTCATCTTTAGAACGATTATACCAATCTTTACGTATTTGCTCTTTTTCGTCAGGCGACATAGGCAAAGAACCTCCTAAATCTGAATTAGCAGAAGATAATATACCTATCGCACCAATATTTTCTAAAAGTACATTACGTTTATTGTATTGTGCTTTAATATTGGATAAAGGGTATTTTAAACTATCAATTCTTGATACTGGATTAAGTACATTAATACCATCTGTAGTTTGAATAATAACTACTTCGTCTTTTTCAAGCTTATCACTTTCATTTACACCTCCATAAGTAGCATCATAGTTGTAAGTGTAATAATCTATAAGACCACCTTTATCTAATTGCTTTAAAGTCTTTCCAGTAGTATGTACTTTAACTCTATGAGTGGCAATAGGTACAAATAGATTAACAATGTCAAAACTTCTTTTAGGTGCATAAGCAAATGCAGTAGAATATAAAGCATCATTTACTGCTAGACAATAGATAACGTCTCTCCAAGTTTGCATTGGATTAGGGTTCTTAATTAGGTCTAATACCCAATGTTTTTCTACAACCTCTCCTTTATCGTTATACAATGCAGGAATACCTGCTGAAATCATTTGTGCTTTTTTATCAACAACTGTTCTTAGTTCAGGTATTTCGACATAGTTTTGAAATGGTTTTGAGGTGTCAATCCATACAGCAGTTTTTTTACCATATAATTCTGTTTGGAATCTTTTTCCTAAATCAAACCATTCTTCTATTGCTCTTGTGCTATTTTTTTTAGCAGAATTTGAGAAAGCACTCCAAAAACTTATGTCGTTCATAATAAAAATTTTATATTTGTACAACAAATTTAACGAAATATGAATAATAAATTTAATTCTGCGTATAAAATTAAGTCGCATTCTTTAGAAATTAAGGATATTGACTCTAGTTCACGCAAGGTGGCTATGTATTTATCCCATTTTGGGAACATAGATTCTGACAATGATATGATTGTTAAAGGTGCTTTTACAAAGTCTTTGCAAGAGCGTGGAGTTGATTCTGCTTCCAATAGAAAGATTGCGTTTTTAAGACATCACGATTGGAAGTGGCAGATAGGTAAATTTGTGGAGTTAAAGGAAGATGATTTAGGATTGTATGCAGTTGGAGAGTTGAGTACATCTACACAAGGTAATGATGCGATGTGTGATTACGAAGAAGGAATTATTCGTGAACATTCTATTGGCTACAGATATATTGCAGATAAGATTAAGTGGATTGAAGATGATACCAAATCTAATGGTGGGTATTATCTAGTTTCAGAAGTTGCCTTATGGGAAGGTTCAGCAGTTACTTTTGGTGCTAATGAAATGACTCCAGTATTAGAGGTTGGTAAATCAGAGAATAAATCTGAAATTATTACATCAATTACTAATGAAATGGAAACTATCATCAAATCCTTAGCTAATGGTAAAGGAACGGATGAAAGGTTGTATGGATTAGAGATGCGACATAAGTTTTTATCTTCTCAATTATCAGAAATTGCTTCTATGAATTTAGAAAAATCTGATGTTAAAAAGATAATCGAACCTACTCCTGCTGAAAAGTCTTTTGATTGGAGTAAAGTAGTTAATAACATAAAATAAACGCAATGGCTAGAGCAAGAAAAGTTGTAAAGGAAGAATTGGTAGACAAATCTGAAAAAACAGTTGTAGAAGTTAAATCTGAACCTATTTTAGATAAGGCTGAATACTTATTTGTATTTGAAGGTTCTAAATTCCATAAGAACGGAGAAAAACAAGTTGTAGATAGAGATACTGCTTTAATTTTAACTAAGAAAGGTTATGGGTACATTTGTAACGACTAGTGATTTTACAAATAAGTTTGAAATGTCTACTGGTATGTATGCTAATACCAAGATACAAGACTATATAGATAGATACGAAAGTATTTACTTGGCTGAATTACTAGGTATAGATTTATACAACTTATTTATAGCAGATGTTGTAGCAGGTGTTCCAACTACTGATATTTACCTACAAATATTTAATGAGTTTATGTCGGAAGATGATATTCGACTTATAATTTCTAGAGGTATGAAGGATATGCTTTTAGGGTTTATATATTTCGAGTATCAAAAAGATATGGTTACACAAATGACTCCAAACGGAGTTGTTAAACAAGAGAATGAAAACTCTAAACCAATATCTGCTCATACGACTATATTTGGTAGATATAACGAATCTGTAAAGACATATCAAGCAATACAAGATTACATTTTGCTTAATCTATCTGATTACCCTGCGTTTAGAGGTAAAGGAAAACAATATGCTTATTGGTTATGAGAGAAGTAGGAGTCTTATTTGAAGAGATAGTAAGTAGAATGAATACTTCTTTAGAGTTTTCTTCATACTTAGACAAAACATTTTATACGTGTGATACTAAGTGGCTACGTGTAGGCAAAATGATTACTGGTAAAAATGCTATTGGTGGAGATGAAACTGCTACTATAACTGCAATAACCAAAGATGAATCATTCACGATTGACAATGAAAATCTTATTGATTTACCTAATTGTCCTGCACCTTTTTCTATTGTAGGTACTAGATTAGCTACAAATATGGAGTGGACTAAAGCAACAAACAATATGTTTGATAAAACTCCATTAATTTGGTTGGTAGAAAGTCATAATGAAAAGGTTTACGGAGAAGATTCTTCTATCGAAAGAGATATGACAATGAAGGTTGTTTTTGTAGATGAAACAGATATTGTAAACTACTCAACAACAGCACATAGAATCAATGTAGTTGAACCAATGCTTGAACTACAAGCTGAATTTGTTAAAGTTATTAACAAAATGCCTACCTACAAAAAGATAACAGACTTCTCGAGAGATACTTTTAGTAGATTTGGTGTGGAAACAGAGCAAGGAATGATGAAAAACATCCTAGATGCAAATCTAAGTGGTATAGTTGTTTCTTTTTCAGTTTCAAAATATAAAGACCCTTGCAAGTGTTAGTTACGAGCCGATTTATTCACTCATCCCAAACCCAACACATAGAGTATATAGATAATAAATTGTTTAACCCAAAAATCAAGTAAAAATGGAAATGACTCCAGAGAGTGTGATTGAAAAAGTAAACTCAATCATTGCTGAAAAAACTGCTAATGCAGTATCAAAAGAAGAGTTAATGACTCTTAAAAGTGAATTAGAAGGTATGTCTGCTAAAAACGACACTACTGAAGTTAAGTCTGCAATCGCTAAATTGGAAGCAGAACTTGAATCTTTCAAAGAAAAAACTGCAAGTGAGCCTAAAGTTGGTTACACACTTAAAGAAGCTTTATTAAATGCTTTTGATGGTGCTAAAGATGAGATTAAATCTATCTTAGACAACAATGGTAAACAAACTGCACCTTTGAGATTAGAAGTTAAAGCTGTTGTAGATATGAGTGTTACCAACACTATTGGTGCAGGTTCTACACAAGTTTCTATTACAGAGAACACTGGTATTATCTCTACAATCAGAAAACGTGAGTTACGTTATTTAGCTAATGTTTCTGTAGGTCGTATTGCAGGTAACAGAGCGTTATGGATTGAGGAATTAGATGAGCAAGGAACTCCAATTATGTTGGCAGAGGGTGCTTCTAAAACTCAACTTTCTGTACGTTACGAAGAGGCTACTGCAAATGTTAAGAAAATCGCTGTTTATGGTAAAGTAACAACTGAAATGTTAGCTGATTTACCTCAATTAGTTTCTTACATTGAGAACAACTTGATGAAACGTATGGATATTGTGTTGGAAGACCAATTATTCAACGGAGATGGTACTGGAGATAACCTTAAAGGAGGTATCACTTATGCTACTGCTTTTAGTGCAGGTACTTTAGCTAACGCTGTTGGTTCTGCTACTGTTGAAGCTAACGATTACGATGTTATTGAAGCTGTTGCTTTACAAACTGAATTAGCTTTCGGTATGCCTAACGCAATCTTCGTTAACCCTGCTATCGTTGCACGTATGAAATTGACTAGAGATAATAACGGTCAATATATCATGCCAACTTTCGCTACTGCTAACGGATTAGAGGTTGCAGGAATGAGAGTTATCCCAACTACTGCATTAAGTGGAGAAAACTTCTTAGGAGGAGATTTATCTGTTCTTCAAGTGTTAATTCGTGAGGATTTAGCTTTACAAATCGGTTTAGATGGTAACGACTTCACTAACAATAAGAAAACAATGTTATTAGAGAAGAGATTGGTTCAATTTGCTTCTGCTAACGATACTGCAGTTCTTATTAAAGGTGCTTTCAATACTGCTAAAGCGTTATTACAAGCTACTTAATAAATAGTTTATGAAACTCGCTCTTATTTTAGCTGTATATAAAAGACATGACTTAGAGAGAATTGTTCTCGAAAGACTTGTTAATCAATCCAAGAAATATAGATTTGAGATTATAGTTGCAGGAAGTGAGGGCGAGTTATCTAAAGGATTGTGTAAAGATTGTCATTACATAGAGGTTGAGAACTTCCCAGTAAGCAATAAGCACAATGCCTTGCTTGAAAAAGCTAAAGATTTGAATGTTGATGGTGTAGTTCTTTTAGGTTCTGATGATTTACTTTCTGATGGGTATTTCGATTGGGTGTATAAACAAAAACCTACTTCAAAAAACGTGTTAGGATTGAAAGATATTTTCTTTTACGATACTAAAACTAAAAAAGGAGGTGTTTGGAATGGATATAAGAACGGAACTCAATCTGTTGGTGCAGGTAGGTTCTTCTCTAAGTACATTTTAGAAAAAGTTGATTACAAACTATGGTCTGATGGTATAAACAGAGGTTTAGATACAGATTGTACTAACAACTTAAAGCTAAAAAACATAGGAGATAAGTTCTTTAAAATGGAAGATATAAATGCGTATTGCGTTGATATTAAGCACTCTAACTCTATAAGTAATAGAGCAATAGTGGAGGTTTGCGACAAGTGTGATATGTCTGTATTTGATGTTTTTGGGGATGAGTTCAAAACTATATCTGAATTTAAAGAGCCTGATAAAGTAATATTTGTT